TCCTACGACCTTTGATTAGCTCGCGCATGGCGTCGTTGATCCCCCGTTCGCAGATCTCGAAGCGCTCGGTCTTGTTCTTGGCCGGGACGATATGGGCGCAGGTGTCGCAGGGGAGCGGATCTCCGTTCTTGTCCATGCTGATCTCATGGGCGCAGGTGGTCGGCCTGAATGTCCGGAGATGCTGCCAGAGGTCGTCGCTGATCTCGACGGGTGCCGGGATGGCCTCGGCGTACTGGCCGACGACGCGGAGGTAGCGCTTGCTCACCGGCTTGCCCTCTTCGTACTCGACTCCCTCGCTGATGTCGCTCCACTTGGCCCGCGCCACTTCGTTGTTGCGGAGCGCCAGCCTGGACATGAAGACGTAGACGATCCAAAGAGGGGAACGGGCTTTCAGCAGCTCGTTGCCTTTGTTTTCTAGGGCCATCACTTCCTCCCTGGTGAAGGGGATGAATCCCGCTTCCCGATCGCCCTTGAAGTCTCGCTTGGCCCGGAAGCCGTCGAGATTCGGAAGGATGAGGCCCTTGTAGAGTGACATGACCTTGGGGCTCACGATGCACCGTGCCTGGGTAAGGCTGGCATGGATACTATGGTCGGGTCGTCCTTTCGCCCTCTCCTTCCCGATATAGCTGTCGAGGGTCTCCTCGGTGAGGATCGAGGAGGAGAGCACCCGAGGCTCATCCTTGCCAGTGACGACTCGCAGGAGGGTCTCCATGGCGGAGATGTAGTTGTTCCTGGTGGCTGGTGCGATGTCCCGCTCGGCTGCCATGTAGCGGTCCAGGATCTCGCCTACGGTGGCGAGGCCGGTAGTCGAGGCAGTCACGGGTTTCTTGGGCTCTTTCTTCCAGTCGTTCTTCTCCAGCTTGTCGAGCTCCACCTTGGCCTGCTTGACGGCCTGATCCTTCAAGGTGGTCCCGAGGGTCTTCCAGATTGCCCGGCCATCCCGGCGGAGGCGGAGATAGAGATTGTCCCCACGCCGCCAAAGCGTGTAGCTTTTGCCCCGGTGAATAACGACGATCTCGGATCTTTCTGCGGTGCTCATGGTAATGGTTCCTTGCTACGCCCCAGCCTGCTACACGTTCTGCTACACGTCAAGCAGGTTAAGAATGGTGGTCTCTGGTGGTTTCCAGTGGGAACGGTTTGTAGCATCGGACAGAGAGAAATGAGGGAATTGTCAACCTTCACAGAGTAACGCCGCTTTAGCTCAGTCGGTAGAGCATCTCATTCGTAATCATCTTTCTCTCTCTTTCGGCGGTCGTTTGCTACGCGTTTTGCTACACCTTTTGGAGGCTGGCGGGGTTGGTAGTTTATTCCCTGGGTGGGTGTTTCTCGGGAGGTGTGGCGCCGGGTTTCTGGGGCCCGGCGATGGTGGTGATGTCCTTGCTGGCTCGCTGCATCCTGGTCAGTGCTCGGATGACCATGACGACGAATCCCGGCGGGTGCTTGGCGAGCAGGTCGCGGATGACCTGCTGCGCGGTGGCCTTGGCGTCCTGGTGGCTCATGCTTCGGCCTCCTCTTCTGCATACCACCATCCGAGAGCATCCGCGGCCTGCTCGATCTTGCGAAGTGTGGCATATCCCTGGTGATCGTGGAATGTTTTGCCACGCTTCAGGGTGGCGACTGCTTCGTCGTGGCGGAGGTAGTAGTGAGCATGGAAGTCATTCACCGCAGCAAACAAGGCATCAAACTCCTCGCGGGCAGTTGGGTTAAACAGAAATTCCTGATTGGTCTCGTTGTGCCAAACCTCGGCGATGGTCTGCGCTCCGTCTTCAAACATATCCATGCCTGGCTTTACCCACTTGTTCCACCAATCGCTCCCGACCTCATGGCCGGTACTCTCTTCCCTCGTAGCTTCCTCGAACTCCGAGCGGGTGAACTTCTGGAAGCTAAACCCGGCGGGTGCCTGGTCGCGGAGTGATTGAAGGAACTCGGCTTGATTTGAGAACGTGAATACTTGGACTTCTGAGGTGTGCGGAACTTGAACGTAAATGATTGCGTCTGTTTTCATGGGTGTGGGTGGGTTGTGGTTAGTGTGGTGCGTTGTGGGTGGGCTGTCTAGTTTCTGAAGGGGTTGGGGAGTTGGAGGTTCGAGGGGCTGGACCAGTGCCAGCGCCCTTCAAACTTGGCGATCCATGCCCGGCAGGTGGTTTGCTTTGGTTCCTGCTTGGTGGCCGCGAGGCGGCGCAGGTAGTCACGACGCGCTAGGTCTTTGACTTTGCGGAGGTTCATGGCTGGGCCTCCACCTTATACACACTCCACCCTCGCGGCAGTTTTCCATACAGGTATGGGTGAACTTTTAGCCCCTGAAGCGCCGCGGCATTCTCGGCGTCTTTCTTGCGGCGATAGTTACCGACCATGGTGATTTTTGACCCATTAAAGGGGCTTACATACGTTTCTCCTGGTTCAGCAAATCCAAATCGGAAACGACTAAACCCCTTGGTTATGTCTCGCTCCTCGAATTTAGGAAGTTCTTGTAGTGAGTTCATCCCTGCACCTCCTCGCCGGTTGCCTTGGCGATTGCTTCCCTAGCTTGTTCCCGTGCTAGGAAACGGAGTGTTTCACTATGAGGGGAACTTTCTGCCCGCTCCAATTCGATCAAAGCGGCCAAGAGTTCCGGCGCAGCCGCGATGAGTCGGGCATTGGCTCGTGCTTCTAGTGGCCATGCGCGTTGATTTCCCATTATGGCAATTATGCATGGAGCTTCGTCGGCCATTACTCCCAGTTCTCCCTTGCGGCCTATGTTTCCCATTACGCTCCAAGGGCCTGCGGTGTGCTGTGTTGTTGTCATGGTGTGCTGTGCCGGTTTGCGGTTGGCTCTTCCGTTTTGGTGTTGGTGTTGGTGGGTGGCTGCCGGGATCGGACCGGCAGCCGGTGAGGGGTCGCAGGTTAGTCGCAGATGCTCCGGTAATTATCTTCCCAGTCGTCCATGGTCATCGTCTCAGGGTCAAAAGGCATCGAGGCCGGAACGGGAGGCGTTACAGCTACGGGCTCTGGCTCGAGCATTTGCAGAAACTCGGCACGAGTGACGGCTTGTGAGGTTGCTTCGAAGTTAGCGCCAGTCAATTCCCTATACCCCTGGTATGTTGCGCGCATTTCCCCAGTCACTTTGCAGTGGCGGTGCCTGGTAGGCTCTCCGACGAGGAAGGCCCCGTTTTTGTGGTAGGCTGGCGGGAGACATCCGAGCATTTCCCAGAATGTATCTTCTGTGCAGGGTTCCCAGTTGGCTGCGGTGGTGTTTGCGGTTTGCATTTCATCATTTGCCCGTTTGGTCGGTTGGCTCTTCCGTGGTGATACTCTCTCACTGGTTCCCACTGGAACGCAAGTAAAATCTTTAGAAATCTTTTATGGCCTGCGAAACGGCTTGGAATCTAGCTCGGCGGGCGGTTGCGGTCGTCTTTCTCTGCTGCTCTCCGTGCTTTCTGGAGTGTGTTCGAGGGGATCTTCCCGGTGCCTGTCACTCGGGGGAACGTGGTGCCATTCAGGACTGAGGCCGTGACGGCGGCGCTGATATACCCGCCCCGGCTCAGTCCGCTCTCGGCGGCAAGGTAATCCATGGCGGCGAGGACCTCGACGCAGAGCGTAGAGGAGATAGAAGCCTTTCCCTTCCCAGGGCCGTTCCCGGTGCGTTCGTTCTTCTTGGTCATTAGTAGGTGAAGTTGGAATTTGTGGCGTTGGTGAGTTCCTTCTGAATCAATGCCGCCGCCTTGATGGCAATGTCGCGCTCTAAGATCGGCCGCCATAGGCTGAGGGTCCCACCATTGGCCGGGATGCGGTCCAGCTCCCACGCTTCGCCCGTGGTCGTATCAATCCGGATGGTGTTCCTTGATCCGTTTTCTGGGTCGGTTCCTTCGTGGAGGGCGTACCTTGGCGATTGCGAACAGGACGCGCACAGAAGACAAAGGAACAACAGGAGCTGGCGTATCACAAAGGCCCTTGCTTTCTTTGGCTGGTTTCTCATAGAGGTATGGTGCAATCTCTACGATGTTGTGCGGCGGCGCGTTTGGTTTAATCCGGCGACGGGTCCGGGGTTATTCTTCTTGGCATGAAAACCAATCCTGGGCGTGTTCGCCGGGGGCTCTTCGGCCACTTTAGCTGTTTCTGTTTGTGCAGGAGGATAGACGCGGCTTAGGAGGTTGGTCCGGTCTAGCTGCTCTATCGTGTCGAGAAACTCAGAGATGGCCGTGACGGCCAAGTCCGCCTTGGTGATCCCTCGATCATCACAGAACTTATCAAGCCTGGCTTTTAATGCCTTTGGCAGTCTGAAGTTGAATGTGCTTTCCCGCTTCTTCATGCACCCAATGTGCCACAATGGATTTCTGTCGCCATAAGAATTTTGCTTATTTGTGTTTGACTTGTGCCACAGATCATATACAACTCGTGTCCATGCCCGATCAACTCGACGCAACCATGACGATGAGAATCCCCGTTGAACTCAAGGCGCGACTCCGCGCGGAAGCCGATAAACACTGGCTGAAACCTTCCGATGTCGCCCGCATCGCCATCCGTGATTTCTTGGATGCAAAGTGTGGCACAACCGAATTGCAAGCGAATCACGAGGAGGAATCAAAATGAGCGCCCATTCATTTATTCTGGAGCTTTTGGGGATTGGTTTCCTGCTTTCCCTGGCGATCTTCTCCGGGCCGATCTCTGCCGCCGCCTCTTCTTTTTTTTATGGGAATTCCAACAGGAGGGTCAGGAAATGATACCAGCCGGAGAGCTAACTCGGCTGGAAGTCTGGCCGTCGAGGAAGACAAGGGTGATCCTCGAAAAGCTGAAACCTGCATGGCTCCTCGCCATGCATCCGGGCGTTTCTTTTTTTTATAGGGTAGAAGTCAATAATGTGACGCAGGCATTCACAGAAGATCCCATCAAGGCGCGAAACGTCTTCCGGGATGAGTGCCGATTCGCTTGCAAGGCATGAGCGCCACACCCTCCACCCCGGCCCGCTGGCTGACTTCGAGGGAGGTCTGTGACCGTCTCGGGATCCACTTGAACACGCTCGCCCGTTACGTCGCTGCTGGCGAGTTCGGCAAGGTCTTGTTCCTATCCCGAAAGGATCGCCGCATCTCTGAAACTGCCCTGGATGCGTTCATCGCTCGCCGACTTGTAGGTTGACCATGGCAAAGCGTTCCAAGCCTTCACTCCTGGATCAGGTGGCCGCCGATGAGGCCGCCGCCCCTTCTCTTTTTTTAGTTTCTACGGAAGAGGAAGGGAATCAGGAGATGGAGCGCCGTGGAGAGTTCACCGCTGAAAGGCTGATGGAATCCCGTCCGACGATATACAAGGCGCTGGTCGATGGACTCGGTCAAGGTCTCGGTGTTCGGCAACTCTGCCGTGCTTACCGTGTATCCCATCATACCGTCGCCGCGGTCATGGCTCGGGAGTCTCAAGCTGTAGCCACAGTGAAAGAAAGGACTGTGAGTGTGTTGCGGACATTCGGACGGCTCGCCGCCGATCGCCTGCTCGATGAGGTGGATCAGATACCTATCCAGTCACTTCCCATTGCCCTGGGAATAGCCGTCGAGAAGGCTGAACTTCTTTCCGGTGGAGCTACTTCAAGAATAGAGCACGCCGAAAGCGGCCCCACGCATGAAGACTATCTGCGGATGATTAGTGGGAAGGTGATTGATGCCGAGGTTGTCCCGGTGATCGGTTTAGAAGGGGAAGAAGCGCCACAAAAGAGCGCCGATCCCGCCGCCCTGGTGCAGGCCGAGCCCCTCGAGGTGAGCGCTCCCGGTGCCGGGGCCGGTCCTGTCCTGGCGTTGCCTACTGCTGTCGAGATTCCCACTGGAACCCATGAGAATCCGTCACCATCTGATGAGCAATCAGATGATTTAGAGGGTTCCGACTCTGTAAAGGATGGGATTGCTACACATTCCGCTACACATTCGCCCAGCTTCGAGGCTGTCCACGATGCCTCGCCAGTCGTCCAGGAGCCGGGCCAGCACGTCGAGAGCGTCGAGACGTCCATCGATGCGACGACGACGACCGGAGAGCGTAAGAGGGCAAGGCGAGCGCGAACAGAGGGGGGGAGGGGGTCCGCAAAATCACGCCGGGTGTCCGGGGGGCATTGATCCATTCTCAGAAAATTTTCACTAAAATGAGCACCACACCAACACCAACCAATACCACCGAGGAGAAACCCTCGCTGATCAACCGCATCCTGCCCGGAATCGCTTCCAAAAAAGAAAAAGGGGGGGCGGCTGGGCCGATGGGGAAGACGGCACCCGAGACCTCGGGAGCTTCCGACCAAGGGAACGACCGGCGTGTCCGCCTCTATGTCGCCCGGATCGGGAAAAACAAGAACCTCCTTCAGGCACGCAGGATGCATGGACCGGAGGATGAGCTACTGGCGGTCGGCTGCAAGGATGCCCAGGCATTCCGGGTTAAGACCTACATCGAGGCGGAGGCCGATGCCGATGGCCGTCTCTACATCGTGGAGGAGAAGCGCTGGCTTCGTTTCGCAAAATGAAGCGGCTCTCGAACATCATGGGCTGGCGTTACCGCCATGCCGGTAGCATCGACTCCTATCTCGCCGATCGGGAGGGATCCGGCGCGGCATCAGCCCGGTCGGCCATGAGCGCCGTCCAGTGGAGCCAGTTCTGGTTCCTCATGCGCGATGCCCTGAAAAAAGAAGGGGTCCACGCTCCACGCTACGCATCCAGTGTCAGGAGGGCCGCCTGATGCACTTCTACAAGTTCCACATCAACGACTACGCCGTCCAGACACGGCATCTGTCCAATAACGAGGATCTCTGCTACCGACGGCTGCTCGATCTCTACTACACGGAAGAGTCTCAAATCCCACTGGATACCCACTGGGTTGCCAGGCGTATTCAGATTTCGCATGACGATGTCGAAGTCGTGCTGAAAGACTTCTTCACCAAGACTGAAAACGGGTGGAAAAACGGCAGGGCAGATGCCGAGATCGCGGAATACCACGCTGTTTGTGAGAAAAACAAGAGCAACGGCAAAAGAGGTGGACGGCCTAAAAAAGCGAAACGAAACCCAGAAAAACCCACTGGGAACCCAGAGGAAACCCAAACGAAAGCGAGTCGAACCCTATCATTAATCAGTAATCAGGAATCAGATACCCCTATAGTCCCCGTGAACGGGGACGTTCAGACGGATCTCATCGACAAGAATCTGCACCTCAACCGAGCCCGGATGCTCTTCCGGATGCGTCCCTCGACTCAACTTGATTCCGCACAGCTCCGTTCGTGGAAAAAAAATAAAGGGGTCGTCGAGACCACCAGCGAAGAGGACTGGCTCCTGCTTGAGTGGCTCTTTGCCCAGGGCACAGGCAAGGGGGAGGCCGGAGAGTACCGCCGCAAGGATCTCGGTACCCTGCTCGCCAACTGGAACGGCGAGATCCAGCGAGCCCGCACTGAGGCCAGTAACCGGGGCGCGGACTTCCTGAAAAAAGAAAAACGGGGGGGCGATCCCGAGCCCGAAGGATGGAGGCGCATCCTGGTCGAGTTGTACGACGACAGCGACCCCGAGGCCGTCGAGAGCGCCACATGGGAGGGGCTGCCTCCCGCCGTCAGGGCTCAGATCAAGGAACGCATGAGGGAGGTAACTGTATGATTGCATACCGCGACACGATCTTCTGCACCGGCGACGGGTGCATGAAGTTTGGCTCAGGCTGCAAGCGATCGCTCACCGAATCCGTGAAGGCTGGCGCTGCTCGCTGGTGGGGCGGCGATGGTGCGCCGATCTCAGTCATGGGCTCCCCGAAGGATCTCCCCTGCTACGTCCCCCCAGCCCCCGACCAGCGCCCCGAGGAGGTGGCAGTGTCATGAGCAGCGCCGCCACCAGCAACCGGACAGAGCGATGGGGTGGAGGATCCCGCATGAAGGATGCCCCCGCCATCGACCTGAGCGAACTCTCCACCGTCCGGCATAACGGCTCCGCCCTCTCCGTCGAGCCCGAGCCCGGCACCGGAGTCTGGAACTGGTGGGAAGTTGCGAATGCCAAGATCGTCGGCGACGCCTGCGACCGCTGGCTGCGCGAACGCTACGAGCGCACCCGCGACCGGCTTATCAGCCCCGTCGAGTACCACAGGGCCGTCCTCACCCGCGAGATCATCATGGCCGTCGAGGCCAAGCGCGAACGCGGCGAGACCGTCATCATCCCCGAGAGACCACCCCAACAGCCTCTTCCCCATGAGTGACACCGAGACCATCGACGCACCGTGCGCCCTCTGCGGGTGCAACCACCCCGAGATCGCCAAGCTCCACGAGCCCGGCATCGGCCCCTTGTGCGAGGAATGCCGGGTCGAGACCGAACTGGTCGAGAGCCGCCTGCTCGATAGCGGCCTCCGGCCGATGACGAGGGGAGAGCTGAAAAGGATGAATGATGAAAGCTGAAACCTGAAACCTGAAACTATGAATACCAAACAAAAGACAGACGCGATCCTGATTCTCTGCCCAAGGATAGAGGACAGATGGGTGCACTTTGATTGGCTTTATTTCGTCGATGGAGAATGTGTTTTGCGAAGGAAATCTACATCAACCCTCAGCCACAACGAGCAGGGTCCATTGTTCCCGTCATTTAGATACAATGATGTGGCAGAGTGGCTTGTCTCTGATGACAAGAAGAAATACCGCGAGTATGCGCTAAAGAATGAGGGTTTCTGCGACATGCAAATGTCAGTCGATCTTATTAAAGAAAACGACGTTTCATCTTATTGGTATGAGCGCACATGGGCTCCGGAGGCTAAAGAACTCAACATCATAGATGTCTATGTGTTTAATGCCCCCTACATCGACCCGCGCAATGGAGAGGTTTGGTATTGTCCTCCACTATTGCTGCCATGTTGGAATCAGCCAGAAATTAACAGGTACTTGCCGCATTGCAGTAAGGGTAGTGCCTTTAAGATTAAGAGGAGACGCATGGCAGACTCTGCCGTTATTAGCAGGCTGCCTTGGCTAGTTAAAACGAGAGAGGCATGTTTGCTCGGAATAGATCCACGCAGATGGATGGAATGTAAGCAAGAAACCGTCTTCCTGTCAGGAGATCGCTTTAAGGCAATTAAGGAACTCCTTTACCTAAAAGGACCAGACCCCCGCGCATTCCTCTACGAGAAGAAGGAGCGCATCCGCAAGTCACAGATCGTGACCTTTATCAGCCGCCGTATTCGGAAGATTTCCAAGATTCGGCCAGTCAGCAAGTCGGAGAAGTTCTTCTTCCAGTCCCTGATCGGGATCAAGCGACTGATGGATTTAGTAGCAGCATAAACACCAAACCCAAAACACAACACCATGACAACACTAGCAAAACACCACACCAAGATCCCTGCGGCCAGCGCTCCGCTTATCTCTGAGTTCGCAGCGCTGATCACTCAGGGCCTCGAATGCTGGGCCAAGGCCGGAGAGGTCGTCGTCGCGCTGATCGACGAGCACGGACTGACCGTGCCGGAGATCGCGGGGTCGTCCTCGTGCCTGACCGAGGCCATCGTCGGGAGGTTTGAGTCGCTGGGACGCAAGCAGATCGTTCCTCGCCTACTTGTCGCCGACTATCCGGCGGCGGATCACATGATCAAGCTGCCCTACTCCGAGCAGGCAAGGCTTCAGGATGGAACCGTCGAGCTGCTCATCATCACGGAATCCGGCACGGAGACCCTTCAAGTGGCTCCCGAGAACCTGACACCCGCGCAATGCAGGCAGGTATTTGACCGGGGAGCCGTTCGATCCTTGGCCGCGCAGAGAGCGTTCATTGAGTCCAGGAACGAGGCAGACCGCGCCAAGGGCAAGGTCATGTCTTCCCTTCCCGTTTATAGCGTGCGTGGCCGCAAGGTGATCATCAATCACCCCTGCGAACTGAGTGCCAGACAACTCGCCAGCATCCTCTCCGAAATCCAGTAACCAACAACCAACAACCCAACCACCATGCCCATCTCCATCGACATCGACGTTACCCTCCTCGACAAGGAGCGCTTTAAGCGGATCACCCGCAAGTCCGGCCAGCCAGCCGTCTTCGTGAACCTAGTCCTCTTTGACAAGCCCGATTCCCACGGGAATGACGGATTCGTCAAGCAGAGCCAGTCCAAGGAAGACCGCGAAGCAGGCGTCCAGCTTCCCATCCTGGGTAACTGGAAGCACCTCGGGGAGAAGCGCCAGGCACCCGCCCCTGCTCCGAAGCCCCCGGCCGCACCACAGCCCGACATGGCCGAGGATGACATCCCGTTCTGAGGGAAACCTGAAACCTGAAACTGGAAACCTGAAATGAACGAGACACTCCTAACCGGATTCACAGCCCTTGTGCTGGCGGTCCTCTTCTTCTTCACGCCGAAGACCTAAAGAAAGGCTGAAGGCTAAAGGCTGAAGGAAAACCAACCACCAACCAACCCATACATACACCATGACAACAAACATCAAAAACAACATCACTATCCTAGGCATCGCACTCACGCTCCTTGTCTTAACTGGCTGCGAATCACGTCAAGACCGAGAGGCGCTATATAACGCCTGGTGTAAATTCTACGGTCGCTCTGACATCAGTCTTAGCGAATGGCAGATGCTTCGAGAGAACTACATGCTGCCCGGAGGCGAGGCTAAAAGGGCCGCCGACAACGCTGCAACCACCACCGCAATGAGCGCGGCGGCGATTGGTATTTCCGCGTCGCGTCGATAGTCACCCCTAACTCCTAACTACCAACACCATGACAACCACCATCAACTACGATCCCTACGAGTTCGCCCAGGTGAACACCAAGCCAGCCCATCCCGACAACCCCGATGCCATCTTCTGGATGGTCATCAGGCTCGGGTCGGGCTGCGTCACCAAGGCCGACGCCCACCCCACCCGCGAGCACGCCACCTATCAGGAAGCGTGCGCCGAGGCGCTGAGACTGGCCGCCAAGCATCCGACTCATGCCCGAGGCTTCGCCGTCCTGAAGGCGTGCATGATCGTGAAGGCCGAAGTCTCCATCACCAGCAGGAACCTCGTATGAGCGACGACCTCACCCGCAGTGGCATTCCCTACAACAGGGATGCCGAGAAGGGAGTCCTCTGCTCCTGCATGATTCAGCCCGAGTGCATGGAGGAGCTGGGGGATCTCACCGGGGATCACTTCTTCGATCCCACCCACATGGTCGTCTGGGAGTGCCTGAAGCAGCGCTTCCTCGACCGCAAGCCCATCGACCTCATCTCGATCAGCGACGCCCTGCGCGACCTCCCCGTGATCAAGGAGAACCCCGCCTACCTCACCGAGATCGCCATCTTCATCCCGACCTCCGCGAATGTCATCGCCTATGCAGACATCCTGCGGGAGAAGGCCATGAGGAGAGCCATCCTGCGGGTCGCCAATGAGACCGCCCGCATGGCCGTGGAGAGCGTGAACGAGCCCCATGTCCTGCTGAATGAAGTCGAGGCCCGCTGGCTCCAGCTCCGTGGAGGGACCAAGGCCGAGACCTCGCTGAAGCACATCGAGGGGTATGTCATGGAGGCCATCGAGGGGATCGAGTCCACCTACAAGAACCGTGGCAAATGCGTCGGCCTCCCCACCATGACCACCGACTTCGACCGCATGACCGGCGGATTGCGCCCCGGCCAGATGGTCGTCGTCGCGGGACGGCCCGGCATGGGGAAGAGCGCCCTCTCCGTCCAGTGGGCCACCTCCATGGCCGAGGGTGGCTTTCCTGTGGCCGTTTTCTCACTGGAAATGACGGGAGTCGATCTCGCCTCCCGCATGATCTGCACCGAGATGCCGCTCGACCTGAAGCGGGTGCGGGACGGATTCATGAACAAGAACGACATGCAGCGCATGCCGGTCGCCGCCAGCAAGATCGGACACCTCCCGCTCTACATCGACGAGACCCCGAGCCTGAATATCTTCGACTTCCGGGGTCGCGCCCGCCGCGCCGTCGTGAAGCACGGGGTGAAGTGCATCGTCGTGGATTATCTCCAGCTCATGCGGAGTACGAGCAAGCGGGCCCAGGAGAACCGCGCCTACGAAGTGGCCGAGATCTCCATGGCCCTGAAGGCCACCGCCAAGGAACTCGGCGTCCCCGTCATCGCCGCCACCCAGCTCGGGAGGAATGCCGAGGAACGGAGCGCTCCGAAGCTCGCCGACCTGCGCGAGAGCGGCCAGATCGAACAGGATGCCGACATCGTCGTCATGCTCCACCGGCCGAAGAAGGGGATGAAGGACAGCGCCGGGAACAGCCTCGATGACGGCTCGGTCGAGCTGATCGTCGCCAAGCAGCGCAACGGCCCCGTCGGCACCGTGAACCTCAAGTTCGAGGCCGAATACACCCGCTTCGCCAACGTCACCGAAGCCCTCTACTCCAACAACAAAGAAAAACGCCAGAAGCACTAATTATGAAAAAGAAGAAATCAGGAAATCAGGAACTCAGGAAAAAGGATCCCATGTTCACGCCAGCTCATGTCGCCTACATCGCCTCTCTGAAGGATCGCATCGCCGAGCTGGAGAGCCATCTCTCCGGGAAGCCTAGCAACTCCATCCTGAGCGAGGCCGAGCACCTCACCACCCAGGACAGGAACGACTCCTACGGCCACCCCTCCCATGACTACGGACGGGTGAGCGCCGCGTTTAACTCACTGACCGGCCACCGGCTCACCACCGAGGATGCCATCCTCTTCATGGTCTGCGTGAAGCTGGCACGGGAGGCTTACAAGCCCAAGCGGGATAACCGCGTCGATGCCGCCGGATACCTGAACTGCCTCGACATGGCCGTCCAGGCACGGGATCAGGGATTTGAATTTACCACGGGCAGTCAACCCGGCAGGCCGGTGGCCGCTGGGCTCCATGGTGCTGGAGAGACTGAAAAGGATTGGCCATCCGTTCCCGTGGGAACTTTGGGGAAATGATGAAGGATGAATTATGAATGATGAAATAAAGAACCTGCAATCCCAGCAATCCATCGAAGAGAAGCGACGCCGCAAGGCGATCTTGAGAGATAGATCAACCATTCCCATGGACTTCTCGGCCCCTCCTCCGCGCCTCTGCGCCTCTGCGGGAGATCAGTCATCCGATCCCGATCCCCTATGGAAGCGTGTGTGGAAGACCGAGGGGATCCGCTATCTAGGCCGCGAGGGGAATGGGGTGATCGACGCCATGGAGCGCTTCGAGCACGCCTTCATGCTCGGCTACCGGCATGGAGTCGGGGACATGCTCGGCGAGGCGCAGTGGCTGATTAAAGGCAAATGATGAAGGATGAATTATGAATGATGAATTAAAGACAACTACAGAAGTCAGTGGCCCTTGGGAATGCTTCAGCGACCCCTGTTATTACGACATGGCAAGGCTCCGCAGGAAGGATGGCCCCAAGGATTTCAACACGGGATTTCACCTCAATACTCTGCGCGAGGCCCAAGAACTCCGAAACATCCTTAATAGCTACGAAGCCCGACTCGCCCCCGCGCCAGAGGAATCAAAGACCAGCTACGAATACCTACCCAAGCCCAACCATGACCTAGTTCATCGCACTCCCGCGTCGGAGGAGCCGACTCACGAGGGAATCACGATGCAAGAATGGTATGGAGGCTTCTCCAAGATCGAAAGCACGGAACCCGCTAACCCGACTTGCGCCAACACCACGCACAAGTTCAGCCATTGCGATTGCGAGAAACCGACACCAATAGAGCCCGTTCCCGAATGGCGAGAGCTTGGCCCTGACGAGGAAATCCACACAGGGGATCAAGTCCAAGCAAAGCACCACGATAGGCTGCACGGAGTATGGCTTGATGTTTTCCCATACGAGGCGGGTGCAATGCCTATAGACCATGAGGCGTTCAGATACCGCACCCGCCGCCCGTTGCCAAAGCAGGAGGTGCCGCTGGATGATGAACTAAAAGACATCGACCAATACGCCGACAAGCAAAACGACTTCCACACTTGCCGAGTCTTCCAGTCGATTGAGTATTCCCTGCACTACCTCCGCGACGAGATCCAGAAGCTGAAGGAGGCCAAGCCATGAGCGCCGGGAAGGGAGACAGCCCGAGGAGCTGCTTCAGCCGGGAGTATCGGGAGAACTGGGATCAGATTTTCGCGCAGAGACGCAGAGACGCAAAGAAGAAAGAAAAGCCCTCGACTCTCGACTCTCGACCCTCGACTCAGCCATCCCCCCGCACCGTTCCACCCCATCCATGAGCTTCAAGCGCATCTGCACGGCCACGATCCTCGGCAAGCGGTGGACCATCGGCTTCGGATTCCCCGGCAAGACAGGAGGTGTCGTCGATGACGGCTCCGCTGACAAGGATCTCCGCCGGATCGTGATCCATGCCGCACGGAATGGCCGCACCCGTTCACTCGTGGAATGCACCGTCCACGAGCTGCTGCATGCGCGATTCCCCGACATCGAGGAGCAGGCCGTCACCGAGTTCGGCGAGCTGGTCGCCCGCGTCTACGAGAAGCTCGCCTCCCACGAGTAACCCTCAGCCCTTCCCCAGCTCTCGACTCTCGACTCTCGACCCTCGACTCAGCCTCCCCTCATCCCTTCCCCTAGCCCTCGACTCTCGACTCTCGACCCTCGACTCAGCCCATGCCCAAATCCTGGACACCTACCCCGCATCCCGCCCTGCCGGTTCCTCCCGCGACGCTTCCTCCCGATCAGTGGCTGGCCGCCGCCCAGCTCCGCGAAGAGCTGATCCGCAAGGAGCGCGAGGATCCCTTCCGGCATGGCTTCGTCCCCGATCACTGGAAGCGGGCCAGCGCCGTGCTGGAGCATGACCGGGAGGTGCTGGTCATGGGAGGGAACCGCTCGGGGAAATCCTCATGGGCTGCCCGCGAGGTGATGCGTGCGCTGGTGGAGAAGCCTCGTGCCCGCGCCTGGTGCTTCCAGACGACCGCTCCGAACTCGGTCGAGATGCAGCAGCCCTACATCTGGCACAACATGCCCTTGGAGTGGAAGACCGCCAAGAAGACCCAAGTGACGAATATCTCCTACTCGCAGAAGAACGGCTTCTCGGAGAATGCCTTCGTCCTGCCGAATGGATCGCAGTGCTGGTTCCGCAACTACGCCCAGGATGTCTCGACGATCGAGGGTGGCGAGCTCGACATCATCTGGTGCGATGAGCTGGTCCCGCTCGACTGGCTGACCACCATGCGCTACCGCCTGCTCGACCGGAATGGGAAGCTCATCGTCTCATTCACGCCGGTCGAGGGTTACTCCGCCACCGTGAAGGACTACCTCACCGGGGCCGAGACGGTCGAGGAGACCGATGCCGAGCTGCTCCCGATCTACGGCGATGTCGATGGGAAGCGCACGCTCACCGGCCATGAGAAGGTGCCGGTCATCCAGAAGTGCGTCCGCAGGAAGGCGAGCGTCTTGTATTTCCACACCCGGAACAATCCCTGGGCAGGCTGGACCCGCATGAGGGAGGAGCTGGAGAAGGCCGCCCGCCCCGAGATCCTCTGCCGAGCCTACGGCGTCCCGACCAAGGCGATCGCCGGACGCTTCCCCCTCTTCAGTGACCGCGTCCATGTCATCCCGCAGAGCCGCATCCCGACCAAGGGGACACGCTACCAGTTTGTCGATCCCTGTTCAGGCCGGAACTGGTACATGATCTGGCTCCTGATCGACGACTCGGGCAGGGCCTTTGTCTATCGGGAGTGGCCCGGACAGGACTACATCGACGGCGTCGGCTACGCGGGCGCATGGGCCGAGCCCGACGGGAAGAAGGCCGACGGCCGTGCCGGTCCGGCGCAGAAGAGCTTCGGCTTCGGACTGGAGCGCTACAAGGAGGAGATCGAGCGACTGGAGAAGGGAGAGCAAGTCTTCGAGCGCTGGATGGATTCCCGCTATGGGAATGCCGCCACCGTCGCCCGCGAGAGCGCCACCACGCTCATCGAGGAATGCGCCGAGATCGGCCTGAACTTCGTCGCCACCCCCGGCACGAATATCGACGAGGGGATCGACCTGATCAACGACTGGCTCCACTACGACACGGGGAAGCCGGTCGATGCGCTGAACCAACCCCGGCTCTACGTCTCCGAGGAGTGTAAGAACACCATCCATGCGCTGAAAGAATGGACCGGCGCGGACGGGAAGACCGGCGCGCTCAAAGACCCCATCGACTGCCTGCGCTACTTCTGCCTCTCAGGAGTCACGAATGTGGAAGGCGAAATCCTGAGCGTGAGATCAGGGGGAAGTTATTAATCAGGAAATCAGGAAATCAGGAATTTTATGACAACAGAAACAACCGACACACCGAGAACCGATGCCGTGTTTTGGAAATTCCACACGCATGACGACATCGTGAATCTCGCACGGGATCTCGAACGAGAACTAAATGCATCCACCGCCGCCTTGGATCAAATGACCCGTGACGCCATGGCCACGGCCCGCGACCGGGACGAATGGATGGCCAAGGCCATGCAGTCTCCCAAATCTCAACCCCTAACAGTCTAACAGTCTAACAGTCTAACAGCCTAAACCCCTAATCACCATGAACCCCATCACCTACATCCTCAGCTACCTCCGCTCCCTCTTCAGCCCCAGCTCCTATCTCCCAGCTTCCAGCTTCTACCGTCTCTCCGAGGAGGAGAGACGGATGGCCTTCTCCGTCGGGCTCGATGATGAGCCGCTCTGGTGGCGGGGATTGCAGGAGCTGCTTGCCGATGCCGAGGCCGATCAGATCGAGCTGGTGAGCGCGGCGACCGTGGCCGACAAGCCGGGTCTGCTCGCTCATTGTGCAGGAGGGCTTGACATGATCCGCACAGTGCGTCACGAGTTGGAACGCAGGCGTCAAGAGTCGGTCCGTCAGCGTTGACGGACGCTCATCCCCCGTATCTCGGGGGAGAAAGGGACACTATGGGAAAGAAACAACCACGCATTCCACGGTCCGCCAGCGTCCGCTCGGAGATCCAGACTGCCGCCTCGGCTGCCGAGATCATCCGGCTGAAGGAGCAGCTCAAGGCCAGCGAATCGGCCAAGGCCAAGCTCGCCGCCACACTCGACCGCCACCTCCACACCGCCAAAGTGCGACCTGTCGCGCCTGCACGCCCCACCCGCCGGGGGAAGGAGGACATTGTCAGGGTCATCATCCCAGACACCCACGGGGCCAAGGTGGACAAGGGGGCTCTGGCCGCCTGCCTCGGCGACATTCAGGCCCTCGATCCGGATGAAGTGATCCTGCTGGGAGATCATGTCGATTGCGGCGGATTCCTGGCCCAGCACCATACTTTGGGCTACGTCGCGGAATCAGCCTACACGTACGAAGCCGATATCGCCGCCGCCAATGCCTTCCTCGATGCCGTCCAGTCGGCAGCCCCCCGTGCCAAGGTGGAGTATATCGAGGGGAATCACGAGCGGAGGATCGAGACCTGGGCTCTCACCCAGACACTCCGCAACTCCAAGGATGCCGAGTATCTCAGGCGGGCCTTCGCCCCCGAGTTCCTGCTGCGGCTGGCCGAGCGCGGGATCCCCTACTACCGGCAGGGTGAGTTCTACGACGACCTCCCGCTGCCCGGAACGATCAGGAAGGGGAAGTGCTATTTCTTCCACGGATCGAGCACCAGCAAGCAGGCGACCACCACGACGCTCAACTCCTTTGCCGGGAACGTCTGTTTCGGTCACACCCACCGGGAGCAGTCATCGAGCGCCCGCCCGGTCCATGCCGGTCAGATCAAGGCATGGAACCCCGGATGCCTCTGCGAATTGCAACCCCTCTGGCAGCACACGAACCCGACATCCTGGACCCACGGCTTCGCCGTCCAGCTTGCCGCGAGAAGCGGAGAGTTCCTCCACCTCAATATCCCGATCATCGGCGGGAAGAGCCTGCTCGGCTCACTTGCCGGGAAGTTCCAATGAAGCGCCCGCCACCACTTGTCTCCATGCGTACCCTCAAGGAGGACGTCGTGCCGGAAGGTTGGTTCACCACCGAGGAATGTGCTAAGGAATGGAATCTCGCCCGAGTGACGGCAGCCAGCCTGATCAAGCAGGCCCTTGTTTCCAAGCAATGCGTCATGCGGAAATTCCGCAGGATGACGACAGGCCGCGGCATCTACCCCATCCATCATTACAAGTTCAAAGGCTGAAGGCTGAAGGCTGAAGGCTGAAGGCTGCTAGGTTCTCCTCCCGTTTTATCATTCATCATTTTTCATTCTTCATTTCTTTCTCACTGGAACCAGTGAGAAATATATTGACACCTCCCCCCTCGATACCTGACGAGTGCGAGTTATCAGGCGGCAGCACCTAGCCCGGCCAGCCTGATCGGAGAGCAGGGACAAATGGGGCTTGTTTCCACTTAGGGGATTTTACCTATGGCAGCAGAGAACGAGATAAGTCTGACGGACATCGCGGCATTCCTCCCGGAGAGCATCCGAGTTGAAAGCGCGAAGCCCGCAACGGAGGAAGAGGAACCCACGGCTGAGAAGCCCGAGGCGACCGAAGACTCCGGGAACGATGACACAGCATCATCCGTGCAGGAGGAAGCCTCCACGACGGATGAGGAGAAGAAAGAGGAAGACTCCAAGGAGGATGAGGAATCATCCGACGAGGAGGACGACGACGCGGAGGAAGCCGACGGCGAGGACACAGAGAAGGGCGAGGCCCGGTCCCCCAAGGCTGACAAGCTGCTCAAGCGCATCGACAAGCTGACCGCCAAGCGGCGCGAGGCCGAGGAGGCGCTGGAGAAGACCCGCGAGGAAGCCGAGAAGCTCAGGACGGAACTGGCCGCCGCCTCCAAGGTGGTGCTCCAGCCGACTCCCGAGGATCCGCTCACCGACGTCGAGTCCATCGAGGACCTGGATGCCAGGATCGCCACCGCCAAGCGGGTGCGCACCTGGGCCATGACCAACCGCGACGGGGCCACCGTGAAGGGGGCCGATGGCAGTGAGGAATATGTCGATGCGGCCGAGATGGCCCGACACCTCGCAGCCGCCGACGCGATCGTGACCGATCACGGGCCTGCCCGCAGGGCATGGTTGGCGCAGAGGGAGACCAGTCGGGCCGAGGCCCAGACGGCCTACCCCGCCTTCTTCACCCAGGGCTCGGCCGAGAGCAAGGCGCTCCGGGACATCCTCAAGCAGTACCCCGCATTGGGCAAGTATCCCAATGTCGAGCTGATCATCGGTGACGCCCTTGTCGGCCAGCAGGCCCGCATGGCGCGTCAGGAAGCACAGGCCAAAGCTAAATCAGCCTCAGCCCCCGCCGCTTCCCCATCCCGGAAGGCGCAGTCACCCGCGCCGGAACCTCCGAAGGTGACAGGCAAGTCGAAGATCCCGGCCAAGAGCGCACGCGACGCCGCGTCGCTACAGAAAGCTTTGGAGGGTGGAGACCGGGACTCGGTCACAGCCCTCATGGAATCACTCATCGGATAACTCCTCGGATAGGCACAACTACCCCCGCCGACTCCGAACAACCAACCAACCATCATGCCTCTACTCACTATCAATGACCAGATCAGCAAGGGCCTCCGCGAGGACCTGAGCGATCTCATCGCCGTCGTGGACGCCAAGTCCAAGCCCCTCCTCGCCCTCGCCAAGAAGGGTGCCGAACTCGTCAACCCCGACGTCTTCTCCTGGCAGGCCGACGGCTACAATGCCCCCTCCTTCGCTGGCGTCATGGCCGGTGACGACGTCTCGACCTACGACAGCCCAGCCGCCCAGCGTGCGAAGCTCTCCGGCCGTTGCCAGAAGTTCCGCCGCTCCATCATGGTCGATGACTTCGCCGCGAACATCTCCGATGTCGCCGGTGTCGGCCGCAAGAAGGAGATGGCCCGTGGTGCCGCCAAGTCCATCGAGGAGCTCGGCCGCGACATCGAGGCCGCCTTCTGCTCGGACAGCGACAGCGTCCAGCAGAGCGGAGCCAGCACCCCGTACCGCACCCGTGGTCTCGGAAGCTGGATCGCCTCCGGAGCCCAGACCGATCTCCCCGTCCCGAGCGACTACCGCACGGTGGCCGGTGCGATCAGCACGACCGCCACTGACTCGATCACCGAGGGTTCCATCCAGAACCTCCTCCAGGCGATCTACGAGCAGACCGGCACGGTCAAGAACCTCGTGCTGCTCTGCGGCCCGACCCTGAAGCGCCGCTTCACGGAGTTCACCCGCACTCAGGCTGGCTCGGCCAACGTGGCCTTGAACGTCAAGACCTACAACCAGAACGCCTCCGAAAAGAAAATCGTTTCGACGATCGATCTTTTCGAGGGTGACTTTGGATCGACCCAGCTCCTCCCTTCCTTGCTTCTGGCCCAGGACGGGAACGCAGCGGTTCAGAGCCGCCGTGGATACATCATCGACCCCGAGATGGTCGAGGTGCGCTACGGTCGCCGTCCCGCCTTCCGCGAGCTTGAGGATCGCGGTGGTGGTCCCCGTGGCATCATCGACGCCATCGCTGGCCTCGTCTGCCACAACCCCCGTGGCTTCGGCAAGATCGCTTCGACCGCTTCCTAATCGGGTGGTCTGACACCGGATGCTCCCCTGTCATGGGGGGAGCATCCCAGCCAGATCACAGATCACACAGGGGAATGATTACTGAAGAGAACATAGGGATCGACGATCCCGAGGTGCTTGACCTCATCAAGAAGGAGCTCTACTCCGGCTGGCACGCCTCCGCCGTCATGGCCGAGATCCGCCAGCGTCAGGTCGCCCAGGCGCATTCCCGCATCGAGAGCGCCATGATCGAGGGGATCGGCCAGCACACCATGAGCGTCGATGCCGACGCCTACTGGTACTGGAACTGGAAAGAGCGCGGCTGCTGGCAGGACAAGGGATTCCGCACCGAGTTTCTCAAGAAGAACCCCCACTGCGCCGCACCGAAAGCCGAGCGCAAGATCCGCATTACACGCTGAGTCGAGAGACGAGAGTCGAGAGTCGAGAGCACCCCATCAGCCCCCCCCAACTCCCAGCTTCTAGCTCCCAGCTGCCACTTCTCCCTCCATCCCTTTCATCCCCTTCATCCCCGTGAGTCTTCCCCGCGCCCAAATCTCCTCTCTTCTCTCCGAGATCTCCCAGGCTGAGGCCGATGCCTCCTACTACTACGGGCGGAAGGTAGAGAACTTCAACACCCGCTTCTGCTTATGGGCGGGCCAGAGCGAGGATGGCCGCAAGCATCAGTCGGCCCTTGGCCGCAAGCCCTTCCCATGGGACGGAGCCTCCGACAGCCGGATCCGACTGGCCGACACCATCACGAATGAGAATGTCCGGCTGCTGAAGCGGGCCTTCTTCGCCGCCCGGATGCAGGTCCAGCCGGTCGAGTCGAGCGACTCCATCATCAAGCAGGCCGTCCAGACCGCTCTGAACTGGATGATGAAGGTCCACTGCCTCGACGACCTCCGCCGCGAGGTGGAGCTGGCGCTTCAGATCAGGGAGACCTTCGGACTCTCCTTCATGGGGATCTTCTGGAGGACCACCACCCGGATCGAGAAGAAGGCGATCACCCTGGAGGAGATCCAGAATGTCGCGCTCCAAGGTGATGGAGCCGCCGCCGCCCTGGTCGAGGCGATCCTCGATCCCCTTCAGGAGGAGAGCGCCCGCGCCATGCTGGGCCTGCTGGCCGAGGAGGCCGGGAAGCTCTCGGCCGTCCGCGCCCTGCGCGAGAAGGGGATCTTCGAGTATGAGTCACCCTACATCTTCGAGTCCAAGCCCGAGTGGGTGGCGCTGGAGCCGCTGGAGGACATCCTCTTCCCCGCCTCCTGCTGGTCGATCCAGAGGGCACCATGGGTCGCCCGCCGCGAGCTGATCACCGAGGAGGAGCTGCGCGAGAGGGAGCTGACCGAGGGCTACGACGCCGAGTGGGTCGAGCGCGCTGTGAAGCAGAAGGGCATGACCCAGCGGGTCAACCGGAACATCCTCCGCAACAACGAGCACCTCACCGACAACGACCGCGACCTGATCGAAGTCTTCCACCTCTACCGCAAGGTCCACGACAAGGGAGCCACCCGTGTCGAATGCACCGTCCTGAATACGGCCGTGACCGACCTCGTCGCCAAGCACGACATCTCCCCCTACCAGCACGGCCAGTTTCCCTTCATCGAGCTACCCCGCGAGCGGACCAGCCGGAATCTCCTGGAGTCACGCGGCATCCCCGAGCTGGTCGCCACCCAGCAGATGGAGATCAAGACGCAAAGGGATTACCGGAGCGACCGCGCCTCCATCGCCATCTTGCCTCCCGTCCGCGTCCCGGCAAATCGTGGGAAGATCGAGCTGGTCTTCGGCCCCGGCACCCAGATCCCCGAGCGCAGGCCCGGAGAGTTCGGATGGATGGAGCCCCCGCCGTTTGACAAGGGGACCATCGAAGTCGAGCAGTCCACCCGAGGCGACGTGGATGAGTATTTCGGCCGTGCGACGGCCGCCATCGCCCCGGCCCGCACCATGCTCGCCCAGCAGGACTTGGTCGATAGTTTCCTGACCGACATGAAGCTGGCCGTCGCCCAGACACTCCAGCTCATGCAGCAGTATCTCACCGACGCCCAGGTCCAGCGGATCGTCGGGATGCTGCCCGGCAAGTTCCAGCTCACCCGCGAGGAGATCCAGGGACAGTTTGATCTTCAGAGTGACTTCGACGTGAGAGACTTAGATAACGAATTCCTCGGCAAGAAGCTCGACTACATCGCCAAGGTGGCCATCCCGCTCGATGTCGCGGGAGTCATCGACCGTGCAGGGCTGGTCAAGTTCATCATGGGAGCCGTGGATCCCGTCCTGGGAGAGAACCTCGTCCGGGATGCCGGAGTGGCCGCTGCGGCCGAGGCCGAGGATGAGCAGGTGCAGTTCACCAAGATCGCCGCCGGTGCCGAGCCCCCGCTCAAGGAGGGTGGCAATCCCCAAGTCCGCCTCCAAGTCCTCCAGCAAACCATCCAGTCCAACCCCGCCGTCACCCAGCGCTACCAGCAGGACGAGATCTTCCGGAAGATGATCGACGCACGGGTCCAGTCCTTCGAGTTCCAGATGCAACAACAACAGAACGCCCAGATCGGACGGGTAGGCGCGGTACCGGCGCTTCAGAATCTAGGGAACTAGCCACAAAATGCACAAGAAGCACATGAATCATACCATCAGCCTTCAGCCTTCAGCCTTCAGCCTTTCTCCCTATGTCCGCTAATCTAATCGTCGGCAAAGATCCTGATGGCAACAAAGTCCCAGTGGCCGTCGATGCAACCGGCCAACTGAAAATTGTTGGTGGCGGAGGCGGAGGTGGTGGATCCACCGACATGACCGTGGCCAATGCTCAACTGATCGCCATCAATGCCAATACCGACGGATTGGAAGGCAAGGCCGATACGGGCAACGCCCTCCTGACCACACAGGCTGCCGACACGGCGCTGATCAAGGACGAGGTCATTGCCATCGACGCCAAGCTCCCCTCCTTGTCCAGCGGCAGGATTCCTGTTGAGTCAAACAACGCCGCATCGCAGGTCCTCAACTACACCGCAACGGGTGCGGTTGCTAACGGAACAATTCTAGTCCCATCGACAGAGTGTTCTTTGCTACGCGAAGTGAGCGTCCACCTTGTTGCGTCTGGAGCTGGGTTTTTTTTCAGGCTTGAGATTTCAAACGACAACGCAAATTGGATTTCTTGCCCAGCAACAACATCGTCGGGAACAGTAAGCATAGCTCAATTTGGAACCGCTGGAGTAATCTATAACTACAACCTATTGGGAGCTAGATTCTTCCGTATTACTCAAGCCGCCACACAAACCGCAGGCACGACAACCCTCGTCGCCTACGCCTCGCAACAGGCGACTCCGAAGCTGTATCAGAGTGTGGCGGTCACGGGGACAGTTTCCGCCCAACCGTCAATTTCTAACAATATCGGATTTACTACGTACCACACGCTAGTTTCTGCCGCATCCACGAATGCAACGAGTGTAAAGACCAGCAGCGCAAACATTGGAACTCTGATTTTAACAAATACGTCGGCAACTTGGGCTTACTTTAAGCTAATCAATAAATCATCGTCACCAACAGTCGGAACGGACACGGCAATTATCAATATCGGAGTAGCTCCTAATACTACGCTGGATTGCTCAACCGCATTTGCTGGCCTCCGAATGTCAACAGGTCTTGCATACTACGTCTCGGCGGGAACCTCGCTCACCGACAACACGGCACTCCCTGCCGCTGGCACGTTCCTTGTCAACATGACCTATGTTTAAGCTAATTCTCAAAACTACCGGCAACGAACTCTTCGACCGCATCGCTGGTCTCGTCGGATCTGAAGCTGGCGAGGTGACGGGATCTCCCTTCACGGGCGGCAAGCAGTTCTACTGCGCCACGTTCAGCGGATACGGCGAGGTGACATGGATTCCTGCCGAGTGCTGCACCGTCACGGAGATTTCTGAACCTAACAGCCTTCAGCCTTCAGCCTAAACCCCTATGCAGACCCTCCGCGATTTCCGGCTCTTCCTCCGCTGCTACCCCATCGCCCGCGGTCGCGTCTGGGCGGAGCGCCCGCAGAAGTACCCCGGCACCGTCCTGCACATGATCGCCTACAACGAGACCAGGACGGAATTGATCCGACGCGGCATCAGGGAAGACAACCAAATCACCGGAGCCGTGGTGATGATCGCCGTAGGACTTGCTTACATCCTGAACCGATAAGCCAAGACGAGGGTCGAACGTCGAGAGTCGAGGGCCAGCAAGCTGCAAGTTTTCATCATTCATCATTCATCCTTCATCATTTTCTGCCCTCCTTCAGCCTTTCCCTATGAGAACTACAAGCTACGAGAAGATCCTCACCGGTGTCGCCGCCCGCATGGGCCTCGATCCCTCGGCCACCCTCCAGACCTCCACCCGCGCCGCCCTCACGGAGTACCTGAACTCCCGCATCTCGATCGCCTGGGAATGGGATCGCTGGCCGGAGCTCTGCCGGATCGAGCAGCGCACCGCCGAGCTGGATGGTGACTCGCTCTATCTCTCCTACGAGCAGGCGGGACAGGAGCCCTTCGGTGAGATCTTCGGGATCTACCTGGAGGACCCTGACAAGACACTCACCCCCAAGGAGGTGGGATATTCCCTGCGCGACGAGAGGATTCTGCTTGACCCTGATCTCGCGGTGACGGACGTATGGGTGCACTATCGCCTCCGTCCCTATCAGTACGGCGCGGTGTCATGGAGCGCGGCAACTTCCTATGCCGCCGGGGACATCGTGCGGTTCACGGACGGCCACTGCTACGAGGCCCTGATCGCCCATTCCGCTGTCACCCCTCCCACGGGAACACACTGGAAACAGATCCCGGTCCCCCAGATCCTCGCCGAGTACCTCAAGCTCTCGGTCGCCAGCGACGCCCTCCGTGAGGATGGACAACTCGACAAGGCTAACAATGAGGAATACCGCGCCGAGGGCCACTTGATCCGAGAGAGCGACAAGATCGGCCTCCAGATCGGCGTGATGGGAGGAAGGTGGACGGCAAGAGTGGGATGAAAGCAAAAAGCTAAAAGCTAAAAGCTAAAAGCGAAAACCTGAGTCTCCCCATTTCCCATTTCCACTTTCCCATTTCCACTTTTCCCCCCCCCTTCATCCCTGTGAATCAATCCTTCAGCCTTCAGCCTTCAGCCTAAACCCCTACCACTATGTCCGCCAGAGACCAATTCCCAGCAGCAGTCGGCCAAGTCATCACCGACACCAACACCGTCAACGGAACCTTCCGCGAGATCCGGGTCGTCACCCCGGCACAGTTCCACACGCTGACAGGAAGTGTCGCCGGGGCCGCCAATACCACCATCGGCAGCGCCCCGACCTATCCCGCCAACCATGTCCTGAGCGGTCTCTTCAGCGAGATCCGACTCCACGGCGGAACGGTCGTCGCCTACCAGAACTAACGCGATGTCGGCCTCGGCCTCCTCACCCCTTCCTCACCCGGCGGTGCTGGCCCTCTCGGCCGTGGCCGCCTGCTCGGGAGGTGCCGCCCTCTTCACCTTCTTCAGCCTCTACTCAGCCCTCCACCTCCGGATGGAGCGGGTCGAGAAGCTCAACGAATCCCAGGATGCTCGACTCTCGGAACTCCAGAGCGAAGCCGCCCAGCGACGCGAGGTACTGGCCGCCGCCATGGCGACACTGACCCAGATCGACCAGCGCACCCGCCGAATCGAGGACAGGATCCTCAGTAAATGAAGAATGAAGAATGAAGAATGAAGAATGAGAAATGACTGAAGGTTCAGCCTTCAACCTTTCCCTATCCCTTTCATCCCGTTCATCCCTGTGAATCTCTAATCAAACCCTTTGCTACGGGCGGGGAGTCCGAACCCCCTGCGTCGGATGTCGATCCGTCCGTGGCACCACTCAGGGAAATGAAGAATGAAGAATGAAGAATGATAAATGACTGAGGTTCTTCAGGTTCCACTTTTCACTTTCTAACCTTTCACTTTCTAACCCTCCCCTATCCACATGCCCTGGGACATTCCACAGATGGTGACAACTCTCGGCGGGATCGTGAACAAGTTTGTTCCCGACCGGGATCAAGCTGCCAAGATCCAGGCGGAACTCAGCGTCAAGCTGATGGATATGGAGGCTCAGATGAGCAAGGCGCAAACCGATGTCAACGCCATCGAGGCATCAAGCAGTAACCTCTTTGCCTCATCCTGGAGGCCCGCCGTGGGATGGGTCTGTGCTTCGGCGTTCGCGTGGCAGTTCGTGGGCCAGCCCCTCTTCAGTTTCTTCTACACGCTCTACACCAAGCAGCCCGCACCCGTCGTCGCCCTCGATCACGATGCGCTCAACACCGTCCTCTTCGGCCTCCTCGGTCTAACCGGCGCTC